GCGCAGCGCATAATCAACGTTACATTAAATCGCGCCGGGACCGCTGACCATCTTCCCGACACGATTAAACGTAACGTTACCCATTATGCGAAGCGCCTAAGACGACATGACAGGCTCACCAGAACCGTCCGTTAGCTCCCACCAGACACAAAACGGTTCGATTGACTGAAGCACGACACACGCATCGAACTGGGTCTGAATTTCACGTTCGTACTGGTAGCCGGGGTTATCGAGCAGCTCATAAGTCAGGATCATTTCATAATCTCCATTATGCGAAGCGCCTAATATCACCACAGGTGGCCGGGCTTGCCGGTTCCAACAATCGTGAGTTGATCGCGCGGAGGTTGAGCCTCGTCACCCGCCCGCGACAAGTCGCTTGGGCGTGCGCCAAGACTCTCTTTCGTACGGTTATCGACACGGCCATATAGGTCAATCGGCCATGGCCGTGCCACGTGTGCAACGTTCTGCTTTTCGAGCAAAAGACCATATCCGGTACGGGTGACCGTCCAGCCCAGGGCGCGAATGTCGGACAGGTAAAATCGTTCCTTCACGTGCATTGACGGGTCGAGCAATTCGACCTGCCCCATCAATTCTTTACCGGGCTTCTCGCTGTCCATGATGACCGTGGCCCGCAGTGCGTACTGCTGCACGAGGTTATCGAAGTAATCAATCGGAAGCGGCTTTTCGGCTTCATCGTTGGTCGCAGGCTGCGATTCGCTGGCGACAACTGGCGGCTCAGGCGGCGCGTTAACCAGATGAGCAGGCGGCTCGTCTGGTTCGCGTTGGACAGTGACACTGGAAGACGGTTTGACAGGCTCAGGGTTGAAGAAGCCGATCAGGTGCCAGACAGCGAAACAGGCGCCCAGGAACGCCACAGGAACGCCAAGCGATAGCGCTTTGCTGTTCACCAGGACATTAGAACGTGCGGTCTGATAGACGCCGCCCTTGACCGATTCGCGGCGATGGCTCTGGTAGAGGCCAAAGTATTTGGATTCGTAAGAGCGAACGCCCGAGCCGATCTTCACGAACCGGCCTTTCGATTGTTTCTGGAGCTGTTCCCACTTGTATTGGTTCGGCCTGCCGACTGCCTGGAGCTTGAGGAAATAAACGATGTCCTCGATCCGGCTGCGAATGATCTTGTGCACGTCATCGCGGTCCTGACCCATGATGACAATCTCTAGACCCCGGTGGCGGTGCTCGGTCCAAAATTTCTGCTGGTTGATCGGAAGTTTATAGTTGCCACTGGGAAAGTAATCCTGCACTTCATCCCAAACGATCATCGCGTTGTCAGGCGTCTTATCGGCGAAATCGTTTTTCACTCGCTCGATTTCACTAGCCTCCCCGTCCTGCTCTGCTGGCTCGATATAGATCAAGAGCATCTTGATGTATTCAACAGGCTCTTCCAGCAGCTCAGCGAACTTTTCCCAGTTAACGCCGCGGATATTGGTGACCACCTGACGACCCGATTTGAGCGCCGGGAGGATGTGAAAAACGCACGCTTCATATGACTTGCCAGCGCCCGGCAAACCTTCGTGAAAGTGAATGGCCATTACCATTGCCCCAAGGTTAGAGCCTTGCGGAGCAAGCGGAACGCTAGCCCTGCCGCGAGAATGCCGAACGCCTGAGAAAGCCCGGCCTGAGCCATGAAACTGCCGATATAGGGCATGGTTGGGCCTAGCGCGTCACCTAGCGACTGGTTGAGGAAGTCGGGAACCGGGATAGATTCAAAGATGGTCGCAATAGCGTCGAGAATGCCTTTAAGGATCAAGACAGGAAGTTCAAGCATGAACTCCGTAAAGTCAGTCCAGACACCTTTCCAAAACTCAAGCGTGAAGATTTCCATATATCCCCCTTAGAGCAGCGCCCAACGAAAAGCAACAAAACCAGCGCAGGCCATAATGATTGCCTTGATGACTTCCCAAGGAATATCTGTTGAACAGTGCTGATCGAGAGTGAAAGAAAATACCCAGGTATTGACCGACCAAACAGGGCAGCTACCAGACGGATTGAATGCGAAAAACTTGTCACCGGCTTTCATCACAGGCGCGGAACTAACTCTGCTAGTGAAGCCCTCAAACGCACTACCGAACGTCTCTTCACCGGTCTCATGCCAATCTTGAGCACCAACATCGACGCCCTCCGTTTCTTCGCACTTACCAACCGCGCAATCCTGCAATCCGTCTCCGTCAGCATCACCCTTGCCGTCCGTCGAGCAAGCGGCCCCGGTACAACTAGTGCTTTGGCCAGTTTTCGCACCGTTACTGTTGTAGTTCGTGGTCGTGGTATTGGTCGTGGTAGTAGAAACGCATGGCTTTGGACTATTGCAAATGATCTGGGTAGCCGTGTCTTTTTTAACACTGGCTTTTGAACCGTCCGGGTTAGTTGTGTCAGTAACAACCGTATCAATGACGATCCCGTTAGTTGAAGGAGCTTTGCCTACGCACTGAAAGACACCATTGACAGAGCCGCAACTAGAATTTCCCGGCTGATAATTGAAATTGCTTGAAGAACAGACTTTTCGCCCTTCACCATCGTAAACGTACGTGCATGGCTGAGTATCGTTATCGATTGGTGCTGGCGGGATATCTGGGCACTCCCCAACACAGAGACCGTCATCACCGGGCCCGGTAGATTGAGGAGGCGAAACAGGGGCTGAGCCAATCGTCCCGCCGGTAAACGTCACACCGATTTTGCACTTGTTACTAGTTGGCTGAATTGATCCACCCGTAGGAAAAACGCGCTTTGGCGCCATAGTGCAGTGTGAGACGTCAATCGGAGATGTTTCGCAGCCACCAGCATTGACAGGGGGTGGCGTTTGTGGATTGCCGTCAGAATCAAAGTTTATGTAGAGGTTTTTGGCGCGCGTAGTACCGGCGAGGCTTTTGCACTGGGAAGGCGTGTCAGCATTCCAAAAATCAACGCATTGACCTTCGGCGTTAGTAATATTTCCGGCATTTGACTTAATAGGCCCGTCACAGGATTGACCCCCAGGGGGCGGAAGGCATGCCCCAGCGGCGGCGTCATACGTATACCCCAACTTACATGCAGTTCCGTACCTTACAGCGCTCCCAGAATAGGCGGCAGTACCTAGCGAATTAAGTATCTGACAAACCGCTTGAGCGCCGTAAACAAGCACTTTAGTAGACCCCCCGACTGGCGTTTTGACTGCTTGGAAATAAGCCGCACAGGCGGAACCTGCAGACGAGTGGTTAACCTGATTTCCCGATGGATCGGGAAATACTTGGGAAGTTATACGCCAATAATAATCCTCTGCCATGGCGGATGATGGGCATGCGAGAATCAAAACTAAGACGAGGTAAACCCATGTATTACGGCCCATGCGCATAACGCCCCCCAAAAGAATAATCCAAATTGAATCAACATAGCGGCACTCCAAAAAAGAAGGCCACCGAAGTGGCCCTCAAGGGTTATAGCGGGCCGATTAACGGAACCAGCCAATAACCTTGCCGAAGCCCCATTTAGCAACGCCAGGGAGAATCTTGATCGCAGCGATAGCGGCGATGGCGGCAACGATGGTGGTCGCGTCTACAGCGGAAGTGACAGCAGTAAAGTCCATGTTCTTACTCCTCGTAAGTGACAGTATCGGAGCGTGAATTGATCCAATTCACTACAACTCCAAATCCCCAGGCGGACAGCCAGAGAATCAGTGGCAACGACATGCCAGAGATAAACGCGCTCTGAATAGTCGTCGAATCGGGCATTGCAAAGAGCGCGGCCAGTGTTGGCGTACTGGCAAACTCTTGAGCGGTCATGAGTGCGTATCCGGCGCAGGCTTCTGAATACTCGCCAGTGGAGGTCAGAGTTGTTCCGGCGACTTCAACGCACAGGGCCATTTAGTTGCTGCCTACTGCTTTGGGAGCTGCGGCAGGTGCGGAAATACGGCGACCTTGGCGCGGGTCAACTTCGAAGTTGATGCGATCATCTTTGATCGAGCAGGTGGTATCACACTCATAATGACCAACCGGCAGAACTTCATTCTGCGACGCTGCGTAGTAGCTGAACTTCTGCGGATAAGGGACACCCGGCAGATAGGCGAACGCTTCGGCCATCCAATAGGGTTTGCCGGACTTAGCGGCAGTACCGGTGCGGAAGTTGCCTGTGGTTTCGATTTTGATCGTCATAGACATGGGTGTTACCTCTTAAAAGCCGAACAACTCGGCAACGCAGGGAGTGCCACGCTCTTGGCGATCCAAGAACCATTGGCGTTCGGGCTTGATGCCCTGGGACTGGCGAGCTTCAACGGCTGCCAGGGTTTCGTTTACTTGCTGTTGCAGAATCGGGTTGACGAACGCCCTAGCCTGCTGCTGCATTTGCATCGTGCGGCGCTGGCCGGCGGTTAGTTGGGTGCCTTGGAAGCTCACAGTTCGCATTGATTGGCACCTGCAAACAAATCGACGCTTCTAAGGGGCCAGCAGCCATCACAGATGGAACGGTCGAGCGACTTGATTTCAATAACGTGAAAAGGAACCTGCGAAAGCTGGTAACCGCAGCCACAACAGTCACAGAACGTCATTCCTTCACATGGCTTGGTTTCGACGATCTGGATCATGAGCGTGCCCATTCGCCGAGCTGATAAACGATGTAGCAGCCGGCGAAGTACGTGCCGAGAAGCCATGCAGTCGCGGCGATCATTGGTCCATCACCCATAGAGCGATTGCGCCGACGAAGAACAATCCGAGGAGAACGCCAGCACCGAGGTCGTACCAAATCAGGCTCATGCGGCCACCTGCAAATGGTTCGGGCGCTGGTACCAGCTCGGGATCGGCAGGACGGTAGACTTGGTAATTTCGCGGGCCTGACGGACGAAGACCGGCGCAAAGCGGCTGGTATCGCAGGCGTTGCGGATGTTGATGCCGATGCGGTTGAGGCGGGCTGCGTGGGTCTGTACTTGGGACTTTGAGAAGTCGAACTGCTGACCATGCATCCACTGAATTGCATACATGGCCGTGGTGTTAGCGGCGCGGGTGTTTTCGACAATTTGCTCAGCTAAGAGCTGTTCAGATATGGAAACGATGTCCATCGCGGTCACCTTCAATCGCTCGTCAATTCTCAAAAACTCGTCGTGGAGTTCGGCAAAACGCCGTTCATCAAAGAGGCCCCAATAGGCGAGGCATTCACGCTGCAAAAATTCGTTCTTCAGTTCCTGTTCCATGCGAACGACGCCATGAAAGGCGCAGTAGTCGCGAACGCGCTGCACATACAGAAACTCGGGGGATTGATCGCCGTAGAGGCGCTTGATCTTCGGGAGAAGGTTCTCGTCTAGCTCGAAAGCCTTGTCGTAAGCCTTGCGGTACTGGAGGCGCCCGCCTTTGCCGTTGCCCTTCGGAGTCCACGCAACAGTGCGACCGTTGGGATACAAAAAGCCGATGCTGTGGCCGATGCGTTGGGAGGAAACACCACGCAGATAGGCCAGCACGTTGCCCTCTCCTACCGATACGTTGGTGGTCAAGTCGATACGCTCAATCTTTGCACCATCTGCAACACGGTCGCCGGACTTAGAACCGGAAACACCATCACGTAGATCGACGCGAGTGCAGCGGGTAAACCCGGGCAGGCCGTACTCAGCAAGAAGCTGGTTGTAGACCGAAACACACTGTTCGATGGTCGAGAAACCGAACAGGTTATCGAGGCGCCCTACCCGGCTTGGGTTGCCCTCAACGCGAATTTTCCGGCCCTGAACGTGAATAGTGACCGAGGTCGAAAAGCTGGCCTCATGCTTGAAGCGAGGCTGGCGGGTGGAAAGCACTTCATTCGTATTGGTGTCGATTGTGATCGTCATCACATCGCAAACGACGGGAAGGTCGAAAGCGTGTTCCTGCGAAATCGTGAGCCAATCAATGAGGTGCATAAAACGGCTTCCATGTGCATGCACACAAATAACAATGAAGCGAAATCTACACCTGTGAACCTGCACACGTCAATACTAGTCACATGCACACATGTATGATTTTGATGAGGTGGATCAATGAACGGGAATGACATGCCAACGAACGTGCGCCTGACCCAATCCGAGCAGGAAGCGCTCAGGCAAAAAGCCATAGAAATCAACAAGTTACTGATAAAGCAGGGGCGCCAGCCGCTCAGGGATAGCGAGCTAGTGCACAAAATCCTTGAGAAATCATTGACTTACGCTCAGCTGACAAGCGAGGGCGAGATAGTTATCGAGTACGAGTGACCCCGGGAAACCGGGGTAAAGTGGGGGTGTAACAGCACCCCCACCCCGCCGAGCCGTAAAGCAAGGAAGCAACAGCATGCATTGGGTCTTATTCATAGCGCTGGCGGCAAACGACCCTGGCGGGGTCGAGCTGGCTCGTTTCGACACGGAGGAAAGCTGCCAGCAGGCCGCAATGAAGATATGGTCGATGGCTGACACAGCCGCACAGCTACGATCAAAGGACGAAGCTGCGGACGTATACGGAATATGCAGAAGCGTTGCTGAAACGCCGCAATTACCATGACCTGACCGTCGCGGTCGCTGTAGATCCTGGGAGACTGCAAAGGCAGATGCTGCCGAGGGAGCCGTTTTGAGTTGATCAGCACGCGGATGGAGTTTTGAAGGGGACAGCGAGACGGGGACGCGAAAGAGCCTCCAGGGTGCCGCATAGGCCGCTGGGGGCTTTTTTGTGGGGCTGAGGTTGGGGCCGCTGCGCGGGTGTCGTCGCAGAGGCTCAGGAGTACATCAGGAAGGCGTGCAGGCGACTAATATGCCGCAAGCGGCATGGTCGAGGTTGATTTAAAGTAACGTTACTTTATCTATGGGCAGGTCGGGTCTGATAGCAACATGCAATTAGCCTATTTGCGGTAACGTTACTATAATTAACTCACCAACAAGGAGAGACGCCATGCACGCAATGTTCAAGCCTGAAAATCTATACGCAATGCCGCGCGAGCTAGTGGTTAAGCAAGTTGCCGCACACTGCGAGCGCCTGGACAACTGCAAGAGCTGGGACGAGTTTTTCTCACTAGGCGCAACTCAGCATTGGATGCTGGCCGCGATCTATCACAGCGGGTTGGACTTCGACACCTTCGATTGCATTCTGAGAAACGCCATAAACAGCACAGAAGATCGCTTGGGGGAAACAGCATGATCGACGCAGCAGACCAGCAAACCCAAGCGCTGCCCCTGGACGAGCAGCCAGCCAAGAAACGTCGCGGTCGGCCAGCGACAGGCAAAGCCATGACGCCAGCCGAGAAACAGCGCGCCTATCGTGAGCGGATGAAAGCACAGCAAGGCGGAAAGCCTGGGGCGATCTATACGCGAGAAGAAGCGCAGGAAGCAGTAAGGATCTACCAGGAGGAAATTGTACGGCTGACCGATGAGCTAAATGCAGCGCTCAACAGAGCGGAAAAAGCAGAAAAGGCGAATAAGGGTAACGTTGCCGTAAAAACAAAGCGACATCGCGACGATAAGCCGCTAGAGAGGATCGGAGAGATACTAGGGGAAGAGCTGAGCAAGAAGGACGACAGGGCATACGCCAGAGCAATTGGACGAATACAGGCGGTGCTAGATGATCGAGGCGTCATAACTCAAGTATAGAGCGGCAGGCACTATGCAAAGCAGCTAGACGAACATCGAGGGCAGATGCCTCATCATCGAGTTGCGCTACCCGGCGGCGCAAGTCACGAAGCTCAGAAACAAGCCGGGGATAGTCATCCAGAAGCCAGCTAACAGCATCAACACCAGTTCGACCTGGTGCGTACAGCTCAGCGGTTTTGATGAGGCGGGATTCGAGGTCGAGAGCGCAGCGCATAATCAACGTTACATTAAATCGCGCCGGGACCGCTGACCATCTTCCCGACACGATTAAACGTAACGTTACCCAATATGCGTACCTAGCGATCCGTATGCAGCGGACTATCATCAGGTACTCAGCAGCTCCGCCCACGCTTTGGCTGCTTCTTGATTTGGCCACGCACTTTCAGCTTTCAACTCACGTTCAGGCATCGCTTCAGAATATCCAACCTGTCTGCTGCCTGGTGTTGCGAACCAGGCAGCTGGTGGATTGATACCTAGAAAAGCAATCTGCTCCCCGTCGTCAACGCTCGGCGCAGAATGCCGGACTGGAATCATCGCAGCGCCGCGAATCGGTTATCCGCATCAGTTACGACATTGGAGCATCCTGCTCAGGCTTGGCCGCCCAACCGCCAACGATGCAACCTGGCAGCCAAGGTCTGTGGACGTTTGGCTGTATGCGCGCGTCGCCAGGCCTCCGCAACCGCGAGGCTGGCCTCAGCCAAGGTCGGATTGATGTGTACGGTACGCCGCAGTTTGTTCAGTCCCAGCTTGTGCTTCATCGCCAACACGAACACGGCGAGCGTTTCACTCGCTCCATCTCCAACAAGCGTGACGCCGATGATGCGGTCGCG